TCATCCGCGCCATGTCGGCGGCGAACACCTTTTGTAGCGGCGACAGCCTGCCACCCTCAGTCTTGAGCTCCACGAACCACGTCTGGCCGTTAGGCAGACAGACGATGCGGTCAGACACACCTTTGTGCGCGGGGCTGGTGAACTTGTATGCCATACCACCGAGCGCTTTGACGCGCTTGACGAGGTGGGCTTCAACTTGTTTTTCTAACATGGGTGAACTGTATCACGAAAAAAGATGTTGTGCAAAAGTTTTTTACATGATACACTGAAG